TACATTAACTTTTGATAATAACTTAGCTATATCTGGTGGAATAGTTACTCTTCATCCATATATCTTTATTTATGGAAACGATGGGTTGATACAGAACTCTGGTGCAGGTAATGCTAACGACTGGGTTTCTGCTACTTCTAATGCTACAAACGTAGCTACAGGTAAGATTGTCCAAGGTTTGCCAGTTCGTGGTGGATCTAATGCTCCATCAGGACTGTTCTGGAGTTTGGATAGCGTTATTCGTGTTTCTTATACGCCTACTACGGTGACTGTAGGTGGTACTGCAGTATCTTTTTATTGGAGATATGACTTGATTACAAGTCAGTCATCAATTCTTTCTTCTCAGTCTGTAATTGAGTACGATGGTGTCTTTTATTGGTGTGGTGTAGATCGATTTATGCTTTATAACGGTGTGGTCAAAGAGATTGAAAACACCATGAATCAGAACTACTTCTTTGATAATTTAAATTATGCTCAAAGGCAAAAAGTTTATGCCACCAAAGTTACTCGTTATGGAGAAATATGGTGGTTTTATCCCAAAGGTGACTCTACAGAGTGTAATGATGCCATTATCTTTAATGTGCGTGAGAAGTGTTGGTACGATGCAGGCATAGCTGTGGGTTCACAAAGGTCAGCAGGGTACTTCTCTCAGGTCTTCCACTATCCTATCAATGCTGATTGGAACGTAAACCTCTCAGGAGGCGTTAATGGGTTTTCTATCACCAATGGTGGTTCAGCCTATACCAATGGTACTTATGTTGCTGTAAACCTTACTGGAGGCACTGGAACAGGTGCTCAGGCTATTGTGATTGTCACTGGTGGTGCTGTAACTACAGTCTACATAACTAGCCATGGTTATGGTTACTCAGTGGGTGATGTATTAAGTGCCTCTACAGGCTCAGGTACAGGGTACATAGGTACAACAGGTTCTGGCTTCCAAATGACCATTACCACCACCATGCAATTTGTTTCTCTTTATCAACATGAGATTGGAACAGATGCTGTTAAGGGTGGCAATGCTACAGCCATTTATTCTTTCTTTGAGACCAGTGACTTAGGATGGGTGGGAGGAGGCCCTTCGCAACCTCAACCTATAGGCCAAAACAATTGGTTAAGGATAGAGAGGCTAGAGCCTGACTTCATTCTTTCAGGCACCATGGACTTGTACATCACAGGTAGACCTTTTGCTCAGTCTACTGACTATGTGTCTGGGCCATACACCTTTGATCAAAACACGAACAAGATAGACTTAAAAGAACAACGAAGAGAGCTAAGACTTAGATTTGTCTCCAATGTCTCAGGTGGCAATTACCAACTTGGTAAGGTAATTGTGGGTGCAGATATTGGCGATGTAAGAGGTTATTAATGGCTACTAATGCTTTAAATGTTCAAGCCCTAATTTACGATCCTAGGTATCATGACTTCCAATCTTGGGCATCCTTGATGTGTGAGGCATTTGCTAGTAATCAGTTAGAAATACCTGATGACCAAACAGATTGGCAATCATGGGCTTTAGGAATGAAAGCAATTGACTTGTTTAACAACGAGGCTATTCCTTCGCCTTATGAGTTTGATAATTGGGATGAGTGGGTACAACAAGTAATTAACGCTTATCAACCGAGAACATAAATGGCAGAACAATATTCATCACAACAGATAGCTGATTACATCAAAGGTCTACAAGATCAAGGTGGGACTAATGCTGACATTGCCGCCGCAATGGATCAGTTTGGCGTATCTGTAGCTGATGTAGCTAATGCAACAGGTGTTGATCAAAAAGCAATTCAAGATGAATACAACAGGGTCACCAATACTACAACTGCACCTTTGAGTTCACCAGTTTACACTAGCCCATCTCAAGTGCTGAATGGATTGCAAAGTGGTGCATTAGATCAATCCAATGTTTCTGGTGCATTGCAACAAGTGGCAGAAGGAGATTTATCTACTAACCCATCTCCACTAAACCTTTTTTCTGACACAAGCAATAAAGCACCTACGACAGCAGATTCAATATGGCAAGACTCAAGTGATATTTTTAAAAATACTTATGACACCATTCAAACAGGTAAAGCAACAATAAAAAATGCTCTTGTTGATGATGGTGAAGGTTTTCTTGTAAACCAATTTGGATTGAGAGATGCAAATGGAAATTTGATAACAGATTATGTAATAAATCTTGGCAATAACATATATCAAATACCTTCAAGCTCAACTGGTGGAAACATGAACACATTTGTTTATGTTGACCCTAAAACTGGAAATGTACAACCTGTTTCTGATCCATCAACACAAGTTGTTTATAGTCCAGGAAACTCTGGATCATGGGCAAAAGGTGTTTTAAAAGACTTAGGCCCATTACCTGCTATTTTTGCAACGGTCACTGGTAATCCTGAGTTAATTCCATACATCAGTGCAGGTAGCACTGCGATCAATGGTGGGAATGTTCTGGATATTGGAAAAGCATTTGTACTTGGGAGTGCGGCTCAAACATTAGCTCCCATGGCAGGTGACTTTGTTTCTGGAGCAACAGGAAGCAATATTCTTGGTGGTGCTGTACAAAGTTTAACTTCTTCTGAAATAGGTAGTGGTGGCAAGGCTGATCCATTAAAGGCTTTGGTAAGTGGAGGTATTAGCTCTGCAATTCCTGCTGTTGCTAGTCAAGTTGAAGGATATAACGATTTAACCAAAGCTCAACAAGCAATGGTTAACAATGCTATTGCAGGCGTTTTAACTGGACAAAAACCATCACAACTTGCTATTAATATAGCAGTAGCATCAGCCAAAGCAACAGTTCAAGATTTTAAAGACACACAAGCTGAACAAGATGCAATAGATAAAAGTACAAACGCAAAATATACTGGGTCAATATCAGATTTTAATAGTTTACAGAACTCTGCTATTAATAACACAATTAATCAGCAAAATACATTTGATGCATCGGAAGCTTCTGATGTAATGTCTGCACAAAAAATGGCAGATGATGCAGGATATAACAAATTTACATTTGGTGGAAAAACTTATACATCCAATCCTACAAGCCCAACAGAAAATGTAGTTAATGATGCAATAACAAAAGATATTCTTAGCAGTCAAGTATTTGATGCAACTAAAAGCAAAACTCTTGATGATGCATCTAAAGTTGCTGACAATGCAGGTTACCATCAATTTACATGGAATGGAGACACTTATACAATAAGCCCTCCTAGCCCAACAGAAAAAGATGTTTTATCTGCTACAACTCCTACAGTTACAAAAGTAACTCCAAAGGCAACTAAACCAGTTAGTGAGTGGGATACCAATGCAGGCCCTAAAGCAGGCATGATTAGTGAATGGGACACTAACACAGGCCCTAAAGCAGGCATAAGTAGCCTTGACCCTCGTTCAGTTAGATATTCTGGATTTGATACCAATCAAGCTGTTTTAAATGCTAGTGACCAAGCTAATAAAGAGTTAATTAAGAATTTAGGCAATACTACAGACCCATTGACTGGTCAAGCAATATATAACATTAATACAGGTGATACCTTAAAAGAATCTGATCAGACCAATCCTTTGAATGTAATTAAGGCAGGATTTAGTCAAGCAGGTTCTGATATTGCAGGTTTAGGTGTTAGAGGTGCTCAATTATTAGGCAGTACTTTAGGATTTGATACTAGTGGATTGAACAAAGTACAAGACCTTTTAGCTAATTCTGCATCAACAGGTATGAACAAGCTTGTTGGTCAAGAAAAGAATGTAGCAGGAGCTATTGCATCCACCATTGAGTCTGTTGGCTCTGCAATGGTGGGAGGCCCCTTGGCCGCAGTCCCTACCATGGGTGCTATTGTTGCCAATAATTCATGGGTGGAGGGTGCTAAAGCAGGTTTAGATAACACTCAGAACGCTATTCGCACTACGTTAATGTCTTCAGCAGAGATGATAGGGGAGGCGATAGGAGTGCCGGGGATGAGCAAGCTTCTGAAAAGCCTACCTGCTACTGCCTCAACTGCAGACATGATCAATGCTGTAAAAAGCTTTGTTGGTATTCAAGCCAATGAACAATTAGCAGAACAAGTTACGACTGCCATGCAATTTGGTGTAGATAAGATTAAGGGTATTGGGTTACACCAAGATGCAAGCTTAGAAGATTATTTAAAAGCTGTTAAAGACACTGCTGTACAAACTATTTTGACCGTAGGTGGTGCTCATGCCATGGTGGGTGGTGCTAATGCAATAGGTCAGGGTGGTTCTAACTATGTAGCCACAAACGATCAAACCAATACACCTGTTACTGCTCCAACGATTACCAATGTAGGCAATGTTTCTAAAGTCAATGGTGGTATGTCAGCCAACGACACTAGCCAAAATGTTGTAAACATTACTCCTACTGTTCAAACAACAAATCAAGCCCCCACAATTGGGTCTTTGGCTTTAGCTCCATCTTTTAACCCTGATATAGCCACCGAGACTCATGTTGATCCTGAGACACAAGTAAAAACTGAAACTCAGATTGATCCTGAAACCAAAGTACAAACTGAAGTTACAACTGATCCTAATACACAAGTTCAAACTCAAACAGTTACCAACCCAAATACCAAAGTTGAGACCAAGACTGTTGTAGATCCTAAAACAAACACTAAAACAGAAGTTGTTAATGACCCTAAAACAAATACCAAGACTGAAGTCGTAACCAATCCTGATACCAAAACAGAAACTAAAACTGATACAAAAACAAATATTGTTGAAAAAACAGTAATAAACAATCAGACAAACGAACAAACAAAAACAATTACTGATCCAACAACAAACACTAAAACTGAAGTCGTAACCAATCCTGATACTAAAACAGAGACTAAAACTGATACAAAAACAAATATTGTTGAAAAAACAGTAATAAACAATCAGACAAACGAACAAACAAAAACAATTACTGATCCAACAACAAACACTAAAACTGAAATTGTTGTAGATCCTGTTACCAATACAACGACAACTACTGTTATAGACTTAAAGACTGGTGAAATTATTGATCCACCTACAGTAGTGGTCACGCCTCCCAAACCTCCTGTAGAACCTCCCAAGCCCCCAGTAGAACCTCCTAAACCCCCAGTAGAGCCTCCTAAACCTCCAGTAGAACCACCCAAGCCTCCTGTGGAGCCACCTAAGCCTCCATCTGAGCCTCCAAAGCCTCCAGTAAAGCCTACGCCTACTCCTAGCCCTACTCCAACACCTACTCCGACACCTACTCCTACAACAACAAAAACACAGCCAAGTACAGTTTCCCCATACATTCCTCAGGGTGGGCCGGGGCACATTCCCAATCCAATCGTTGAGTCCTTACTCAAGACTTACATGACAAAGAAAGCATTTCAAGATCCATTGGCTAAACTAGAAGCCTTGGCTAGAGAATCACAGCAAAGCGAGAAATCTATGATTGATCCACGATTAGCAAGCATTCTTCAACAAAGAAGTGCTCCTCAAGACTCTGGTTACTATAGGTATGGTCAAGAGCCTCAGTCTGTAGAAGATGTTTTATCTTTAAAAGATATGACAGGTCAAACTTATAAAACTGGTGGTCATGTAAAACCTTTAGCCCATCTTTCTGGTGGAGCGTTGCCTGTTGTTAACAATAGACACGACTTTAGGCAAGGTGCCCATGTAGCAGGAGAAGGCGATGGTACTTCTGACGATATTCCTGCTATGTTGGCTGATGGAGAGTTTGTATTCCCTGCAGACGTGGTCTCAGCCTTAGGAAATGGCTCTACCAAGGCAGGGACTGACAAACTGTACGAAATGATGCATTCCATTAGGGCTAGGGCTAGAAAAGCTCACCCTAGCGATTTGCCACCAAATGCATTAAAATCCCCTCTAGACTATCTGAAAGGTAGGAAAAAGTAATGGCAGACATATTTTCAGGTATTGCACCACCCAATGTCAATACTACACAAACCTCGCAGACCATAGCTCCTGCCCAGTATTTGGGATTTTTGAGTAATTTGGGTACTGCAGGAACTAGTGCTTTAAATCCTAATCAAACTCTTGAAGGCAATTTAAATGCAGGTGCTCCCTATGTTGCACCATTGTCTCAGTTGCAAAATAACATTTATGGCACTCCCGAAGGTCAAGCAAATACTCAAAATTTATTACTAGCAGGTTTGAATCCACTAAATGCAGGAGCACAAACAGCACAGAATGCATCTCAAAACATAGGTTCTAGTCAGATCAATAACTTTTTGAACCCTTACACTAATGCAGTTAACAGAAATTTAGAGACAAATACTGCACAAAATATTAATCAAAGCATCTTACCTGCTTTACAGGCCATGGGAGTATCTTCAGGTAGTACAGGTTCACAGAGGCTTATGAATGCTACTGGGCAGACCCTTGGAGGCATTCAACAAGGTTTGGGTGCTCAGGAGTCTGCCAATATGTCTCAAGCCTACAAAGATGCTGTAACACAAGCCCTCCAACAACAACAGAACCAAGGCCAAATAGCTAATGTACAAGGTCAATTAGGAACAGGGCTTGAGAGCGCAACAGTTCAGGGATTAAACGCAGGAGCAAGCTTAGGAGCACAATCACAGGCCCAAAACCAAGCACTGATCAATGCACCTTTGAATACTGCTACTAATGTGGCAGGACTTCTTAGGGGTTATACAGTACCTACAGCAACGACTCAAACCTACTCTGGCCCTGCATCTAGTTATGGGGCTTCTCCATTAGGTCAAATAGCAGGACTAGCTTCATTATTCGCAGGTGGTAACAATAGCGCTGTAAGTGGCATAAAAAGCTTGTTTAGTGGCTCTGGCAGTGGTGGTCTATTCAAGTTTAACTCTGATGGTAGTGCTGATTTAGGTGGTGGTTTGACTTTAAACTCTGATGGAACAATCAGTGGTGGATCAAGTACTTCTAACACATTTAGTAATGCCAATTCTCCAACTAATGCTGAAATTGAAGCATCTTGGGGTGATTTTGGTAAACCCAACAATCCCGGCATGATCGACTAAGGACTAAATATGGCATTACCAACTTTAAATCCTAGCGTTATTGGTGGTGGAGACCCAAGAAGAACTTATCTATCTACAAATGAGATTATGAGTCAAGTTACTGGTGCTCCTCCTATGGGACAACCTCCTGCTCAATCAGGTCAGTATGCACCTTTGACTCCTCCTGCACCTCCTGTTCAAGAACAAGCTCGTGGAGCAAGTGTAGAAACTCCATTGGCTCCATTGGCTACGAAAACAACCGAGCCATACAAGAACAAGTATGATCAAATATATGATGAAGCTGAACAATTACTGTCTAAGTCTTTAGAGCAAAAACAACCCTTTAGCAACATGGGTTTGGCTTTATCTAGAGGCTTCTTTAGACCAACTAAGACAGGTAGTTTTTTTGAATCTTTAGGTAACGTAGCTGAAGAAGTTGGAAAATCTCAAGATCAAGAAGCTAGAGAAAATGTAACTAATCTACAAGCTAGGATGGCGTTAGCTCGTCAAGGATCTGAGCGTCAGCGTGAAAAAGACATTGAAGAAACTATGGGCAACTTGTATCAGCAGACTCCCAAAGGTCTGAGGATGAGTCCAGAGATGGCTATGAAACTAGCCTCTATTACTAAAGATCCAAAGTTCTTGCAACAATTGATTGCAGAACAAAAACAAGAAGCATTGTCAACAGTTGGTAATCAATTGATTACAACCACACAATATATTAAGCCTGATGGCACTGTAGAAGCCAAGTTCAAGATCAACCCTGCTAAGTTTGGTGAGTATGTCAAGCTAACTGGAGATCCATTAGGTGCTTCTGAAAAACTTGCAGATGCTATCAAAAAAATGAGAGCAAGTGGAATGATAGGTGAAATGGGGGATACGTCCAACCCATTTGACACCTTGAAGTTGACTGCTGAAATGCTAGGCAAACAAGGTGAGGGATATAAGGGTTTGATTGACCATTACTCCAAGCTTGCACCATCCATGGATCCAGAGACTGCGGCTAAGAAAGCCACCGAACTCAACCAACAAATGCAACAGCACTTGGACAGAAACGCTCAAATGGCTAACGCCATGATGATCGCAACGACCAATCAGGCTATAGCTCAATCACAACACGCTTTTGCAAATCAATTGAAACAATCTGAAATTGATAGAAAGATTGAAGAAGCTAAAGAAAAGAAAGATTTGAAAGAAACCGATAGACTGGAAAAACTTAGAGCACAAGAAACGCCTTTGAAAGATTTAGCTTTCAAGGCTGAAAGTTTGAGAAATCACCCCGGCCGTTCTACTGGTACGTTCCCTGTTCTTGGTGGTGTTTTGTCTAAAATTCCTACATTGGAAGCTAGAGACTTTGCAAATCAACTTGAAAGTTTAAAATCTGCAAGTTTTATTGCAAACATTCAAAGCATGAAAGGTTTTGGAGCTTTGTCTAATGCTGAAGGTTCTAAGATTACCAACTTAATAACTACTCTTGATCCACAAGGATCCAAAAAAGCTTTTGATGCATCTCTAAACATGATTGATCGTTATGTAAGAAATGGTATTGAAAATATCAATAGACAGAGTAGGGGTGAAAAGCCAGTTTTCCTTGAGCCAGATGAATTATTAAAAGGTTCATCAACTTCTTCTCAAACTCCTACACCATCTCCTATGCCCCAAATAGGTGGATTCAAAATCATTGGTGTTGAAAAGGCTAAATAATGGCTGATGCAATCTACAAAGTACAAACTCCTGATGGTTCTATCTTAACGATACAAGGCCCTGAGGGTGCTACGCCTGAGCAAATAGAGAATGTTGCTCGTGAGCAATACATGGCACAAAAAGCTCCCACTGACACAAGTGGAGGAGCCGCCACTGGTGTCTTCCCACAGATGACTGGTCGTAGGCAATTGCAAGACACTGAGCGTTCTGCCAATATGCCTCAAGCTGTGGCTGAGTCTGCTCTTGCAGGATTGATGTCTGCCCCTGCCGCACTTGCTCAATTTGCCAATGTACAGGCTCCTGCTGACATAGTGCAAAGGCTTAGACAACACGCATCTGATATATCCTATCCTGCAGTATCTACAGCAGGTTCTTTGATGGGTGAGGGTGCTATGGTTGGCCCTTTAGCCATGAAAGCTTATCAAATGGCAGGCAAGATACCAAGTGCTTTAGGTAAGTCAGAGTTATTCAAATCTGGCATTGGTGGATTGACTTCTGGTCTTTTAACACCTACAAAACCTACAGATAGTTATGGTGAGTTCTTAGAAGAGAAAGTTCCTGCTACATTGGCCTCGACTGCAGGAGGTGCCCTTGTAGGTAAGGGTACGCAGATGTTGATGAATCCCAAGGTTACGCCTGAGATGCAGAAGTTGATTGATATGGGGATCAAGGAGTTTACCCCGGGGCAACTCGCAGGGCAGATCCCCTTCATTGGCAAAGCTCTTCAAAATACCGAGAAGCTTGCTACCAGTATGCCCATATCAGGTATGCTGATTCGTAACGAGCTTGAGAGCGTCAACAAGAGCATGAACAAAGCTGTTGCTAACGAAGCCTTAAAGCACATTGGCGAACAGTTGCCAAAAGGTATTGAGGCAGGCACAGAGATGATGTCTTTCTTAAATAACAAGGTTAACAACTCTTACACTAACATAGCCAATAAGATTGACTTTACGCCTAAACCAAATACCCTGTCTAATTTAGCAAGTGTTGAAGTAAATGCTTTGAGGGGTTTACATCCTGATAAAAAAGAAGAATTTGCTTCTATTATTAAAGACAATTTTTATACGCCTTTGCTTCAAGGAAATTACAAATTAACAGGCCAACAATTCAGGGATGCTGAGAGTGATTTAGGCACATTAGCTAAAGACTTAATGAGTGGTAGTGACGCACAAAATAGAAGGCTTGGTAAAGCTGTAAGGGCATTTCAAGAGGGTTTGAGGGATGAATTAGCTAATGTCAACCCTGCTCATGCCAAAGAACTTAAAGGCATCCACGAGTTCTTCAAAAGGTATTTAAGAATAGAAGATTCTGCTAGAAAGTTGGGGGCAGAAGGAAGCGTATTTACTCCATCTCAGTTTGCCTCCTCTACCCACAAGATGGGCACAAACGCCCAACAAGCCACCAGAACTGGCCTGATGGAGCCACAAGCAGAAAACATTAAGAATGTACTTGGCCCAACATTGCCTGATAGCTTTACAGCACAGCGTTTAATGACTGGGCAAGGTATGGGTAAGCTTGTGGGAGGAACTGCTGTAGAGGGGCTAAGTAACACAGTTGCAGGATTGGGTATGCCTTTGGCATTAACTGGTTCTATGTACAATCCAGTTTCTAGAAAACTATTATCTAATGTAGTTACTTCACCAAGGCCACAATTTGTTAAGAATGCCCAACCTTATGCATCTAGTGGATTGTCTGCCTTAACTGGTATGAGCAATGCACAGCCTGATTTAACAGACTTAGGGACAATCAATGTCCCTTCTAGATAATTCCTTGTAGTTGCCATTGCAAAGGAACTTTGGGGGGCGTGTGCCCCCCTTTTTTTATCCATTTCCTTGAGCATCTACAAGATCGTCAAATGCATCAAACTCTGACCTTTCTCTAGGATGCTCATTAAAAGTTAATTTCTTTGCAAAGTCTCTAACCGTCCTATACCTATGAGCATCCTCCAAAGACCTTTGAATGTGTACCAGTAGGCTTGGAAGTGTTCCTTCCCATTCCTCCCCTATTAGCTCCACAACAAACTCTTTTGGAGTCAAAGGTTACCCCTTTTGTCTTTAAGAGCTTGAGCTACTTCAACATTAAGAGTCTTAACAAAGCCAATACACATATCCCTCTCAACTCTGGCAATGTTAAAAGACGCAAACATGATCACTTTGTCTGCAAAATCCAACAACTCGTCAAAGTCGTAACCTTCTACATTGTCCATTTTTGATTGAAAAAAGACTTGTTTGATGTCTTCTTCACTTACATATTTATTTTGCATTTTTACTTCCTTTTGGTCTGCTTACTTTGCGTGGTTTGTGTTTTGCAATCATATCTCTAAGATCTGCTTGAAACTGATCTATCTCAACATCTCGAATTTCTAATTCTCTTTGTTTATAGATGTCAATTGTCTCTAAAAGAGTTTTGTTAGCCTCTCGAAGGTTTTCTATCTGTCTATCTTCTGCTGTTTCTATGAATTCAATTTCAGATTTTGTTAGTTCGATGCATTCATCAATGTAGTCAATTATGTCTTTATTGTTTTCTTCAATTGCTTTTTTTATGTACATTGTTTCTGCGACAGTAAAATACAATTCAACTTTTTTTTCCATTTTGATCCTTACTTGTGTTGATTTTTAAGTTGCCAATAGTTCAATAAAGAGAGAAACATTTGCTCACCCCTCTTTAAATCTTCTTCTGACCATTCCACTATCTTGCAAAGCCCTTGATCAATGACTGATACAAAGACATTTGCACATCTAGCTTTAGGTAATCCAAGTCCTAGCCTGTAGGCTGACAACTGGAGTAACTGCTCGTCATACGCCTCCACTTTTGATGGATCGACAAACTCTTTTGTTTTGAAGTCAATTACAATTCCGTCACCATCTTTGGTGTGGAGATCGACCTTTCCTCCAAATCCTGCCTCATGGCAGAAAGACTTTTCTGTAGACCACTCAGGAGACCCAAAATGCGCCCTGACAGCCTTGTCTACCCCTGCCTGATAGTCCATAAACTCTGCAAGCATGATCCCTTCGTAGAAGCTTTCTAAGGCTCCATGAATGGTGGTTCCACGCTCTGAGGCCATCTTTGCCTGTTCCTTAGAATCCTTTACGATTCTCTCGATAAAGTCTTTTTCAGTCTCATCACGACCTCTCGTAATGGTCATGCAAGCCAACATCATTTGATTGAGCTTCCAAGCCTCCAGTGCAGGGCGTGAGGCTACAGCCAAGACTGTAGTCACTGAGGGCACTAAGTTAAGTTTTCTAGCATCTCTTAGGGTGGTAGCCCTAGGCGAGCCATTCTTTGCTATTACGGTATAGGCAGGCTTTCCCTCCCTGTCATACCAATGTTGTGATTCTGATGCTCTAACTATCATGTTGTTCCTTAAAAAGTGATCCGTATTCTCTAACGTAGGCATCTTTTTTAGCTGTTTTGCAAAGTTTAAAAGACCATAATCCAGCTTTTTCTGGATAACAAAGGTCAAAAAGTCTTGCCAAATAAGGAGAAGAATGGTCACTAATTTTCCATTCCGTTCCATTTTCGCTAATAGCTGAATGATGTCTCAATACATGAAGTATTGTTCTTGCTGAGTAGTGTTTGAAACCTTTATTGTGAATTTTGATTGCTTCGTTACAAAAAGCGTTCCAAACGTGTTCATTTTTTTGAATCCACTCTACAAACTCATCTGAAAACAAATGTCTGTTTTCTTTGATAATGTGAAGTAAATGATCCATGATTAAAAAGGCAAGTCATCGTCTATGTCTGCCAAAGGAGAAGATTTAACAACTCCTTTTCCTGCATACATTGCCCACTCAGGGCTACCCATAATCTTGTCCTTTAGACCCTTGCTAAAAGTCTCAAATAGCACCATATCAGGATCTGCTAGTGTAAAGATCTGATTGGCGTTCACAGGCTTAGGAAGCCCTGCCTGTTTGATCATAGATGGCACAGGAGAGATGGTAGATACATTGGCATACACTTTTCCATTTACGTCCCTATGGATCACATTGAGCATACCGTATTGATTGAGGATGGACTTGAGGTCAAAGCGTTTAGCTTCGGAGTCTGTCCAAGGTTTGTTCCTCCAAGACTGTAAGTCTTTCCTGAGGGTAGCATTCTCTGCCCAAGATAGGGTATAGTTCTTAAAGATAGCCATGGGTTTGCCATCATCAGTGATCAAGGGAAGTCCCTCGTCATCTTCTCCAAAGAGTTCCCAACCAACCATAATCTTGCGTTGGACTTTGATCTCTCCCATGTACTCAGACTTCTGTGAGCCAAGGTCAATAATTCTGTAACAACGAGCCAAATGTGACCCTGCAGGTACGTTTTTAAAGGTACGTTCTTGATTGCTTTCTACATAAAAATTCATGATATATCTTTCTGAAGTTGTGTTAAAAATTTGATTACTTGTTCAAGTTCTTTTGGTGGTAAGTTTTTGGCTCTTGCTTCTATCTCCCATAAGTCTGCTTCGATGTCGTCTTGCTCGTTAAAAATCTCTTTAAAATCTTCGTAAAAAGTTCTGTTACTCATACTTCCAACTCCTTAAAATTTCTTCTGTTTTCTTGTTTGACCATTTAACTGGTTCGCTGTTGTCAAGGACTGATTGATATTGATTTTCAATGATGTAAGCTAAGTCTTTTAAAACATCTGCTTTTACAATCCAATCTACTGTTAAAAATTCTTCTGTAAACTTTATTTTGGTAATGTCTGAATTGGCATTCCATGAAACTGATAGTACTTTCAATGTGGTCTCCAAATTAAAAAATCAAATGTTAAAACAATGATTGCCAAAAGAAAGACAACCCTGCTTACTTTTTCTACAAGTTGGTGTTTGTTCATGTTTTTTCCCATGACATTAAGACAGTGACAAAAATCATGACTGCAACGCAATACAAGCTAAACCAACCAGTCCTTCTTGGTGACCAGTCGTGTTCTATGCCTAGTAAAATTGCTTGGATACGCTCTTCATCTCTATTGAGAGGACAAGGTTTTAGTTGATAGTAAGACCCAATCTTGAGTCCTGACTTAGTTGTATAACAAGGTACTTTTTCCATGTGTGCTCCAATAACCTGCTTATGCAGTACACACATCTTAGCATGATCTTAATTTAAAGTTAAGTAATACTTGATTCAATTACATGGTTATTTTTAACTATAAGTTATGGTATGATCTGTTTGTTGGTAAATTGGTTTAGCTCCGAAGGTCTCGAAAGAGGTGTACCTAACCCTGCTTTATGGGAGCCAACAACCAACACGCATGGGGATTGGGCAAATCAGGGCGAACCGTTAATCGTACTTGTGATGCTATCTTGACGGATCAGTCCCCATCCGTGTTGGCGAAGCGGTTTAGCTCCGTGGGAGAAGATATTAAAGAGTGTTGTTCCCCCTACCCTGCTCTATGGGAGCGCCAACAATTAACAAGGATAAAAGAATGAATTTAAAAGAATATTTCAAAGAAGAACCTAAAGGAGCCATCAGTGAAATGTCAAAGTATTTAGGCATCACTGCAACTTGGTTGAGTTTAATTATTCATGGGCGTAAGCAACCAAGCCCTAAACTTGCAAAAAAGATTGAAGAGGCAACCATAGGGTTAGTCACTAAAAAAGATTTGAGACCAGACATTTTTTTAATGTAAGATATTGAAAACATGGATAGGGTAGCTCCCGAAAAGACGATTCTTTCACCGTCCTTCCATTGTTTCTTTCAGTGAAAGCGACCGATGAAAGCAGGTATGCATTATTTTAATTTTCACATAGGTGACTATAAGTCACACACGCACCATTTGACCCCAATAGAAGATCTTGCTTATCGCAGGCTTTTGGATCATTATTATCTTCACGAGGAACCCATCAAACAGCGAGAAATTGCTCGTCAGATAGGCTTGCGTGAACACGAGCAAGAAGTGCTTTCAATACTCGAAGAGTTTTTTGTGTCTACAGAAGATGGGTATATTAACCATCGTGCTGATAAGGAAATTGAGGAATATCATGGCAAAAAGGAGCAAGCATCTAGGGCAGGTCGAGCATCTGCTCAACAGAGAGCCAACAAACGTACTACTGATGTTCAACAGACGTTTAACGAGCGTTCAACGGACGTTCAACCAACCAATAACCATAAACCAATAACCATAAACCATAAACCAGATAGAGAGAAAGCAACTAGCGTTGCTTGTCCACCAACTGTGGATAACCAAGTTTGGTCTGATTGGTTACAAATACGGAAATCCAAAAAACTTCCGATGACCGAAACTTCTTGGGAGCAAATACAAAACGAGTTCCGAAAATGCAACTTGTCTGACCAACAAGGGCAACTTGTCTGACCAACAAGGAGTTCAATATTGTTGTCTGTCAAACTGGGCATCTTTCAAGACTGCTTGGTACGAAAAGAACCTTCAGGAGCAAGACTCTGGATTGTCTAAAAGGGCACAAGCTAGTAAAAAAGTTCTATCTGGTTTAACTCGTGGACTTATAGGAGAAAAAAATGTCACATTACTCGGAACTTGATTCTTGCTCTCAGGATGAGGGTCTTGACTACATTTTCACTTACATGAGTGCTGTATATGGAAGCTCTTTTGACAGACACTTTGAAACTTCTGAGCCTCAAATGGTCAGAAAGATTTGGATGGAATTGATTGGCAAATTTTTAACTTTTAAGCCCTCAATGGATTTTGCCTTGAAACACTTGCATCCTGAGTTTCCTCCCTCTGCAATCAAGTTTAGGGATTTGTGCAACTTAGGCCCATCTTTGCCACCAACACAAACCTTGATTGAGTACAAGCCCAAGATTTTTAATCAAGAAGAACAGGAAAAAGCCAAGTCTGAAGGTCTTGAAAAGATGAAAGAACTAAAAAAAATGTTTAGAGGGAGATTCTGATGTACGAAGACAATCATTTGATGTGTTCTGCCAATGGTTGCCCCAACTTTTGGACTGTCAAAATGGGTAAACCCCTATGTTCTGCCCACCAGTGGGGTGACCCTTCCGAGTGGGGTGTTATAACTTCTAGACTTAATGCTCAAAAACTTGCTACACCTCAGCCAAAGTCTATTTCAAATTATTACGAACCACTGAATGGAGACCCATTTTGAATTACTATCAAGCCCAAGATCTTTTAGACCAAATACGTCATGGACACAATGCACCACCCTTCCTCATTGACAAAGCCCTCGAACTTACAGGTGATCTGTGTGACAGAACATTATGCAAAAATGGCCATGAATCAGGGATCTATCGACCATGCGAGACTGAGAGTCAAGGAACTGGAACAAGACGAGACTGGAATGTGGGTGGGTTTGGGCAAAGCAGTAGCTCAAAGGCTCAAGGAGTTAAGGGATGAAGCTAATTGTGGGAATTGACGCAGGACTCTCAGGTGCTTGGGGGATGATTGATCTCCATGGAAAGTACTGGTCTTGTGGAGATATGCACCACGATGAGAATGGAGTCTTAGATACCGAAAAGATTTGGGATGAGATGGCTCAAGCTCGTGATGGTCAAGACATTGTCGTGGTCTTAGAAAAAGTCCACTCAATGCCAAAACAAGGATTGAGTTCTACCTTTAAGTTTGGAATGGCATTTGGAGGTGCCTGTAGCCTCGCCAGACGCTTTAAAACAGAGGTGTTGATGGTCACCCCTCAAGTTTGGAAAAAATTGCTTAAATTGAGTTCTAGCAAAGATGAAAGTTTAGAAATGGCTAGAAACTTGTTTCCTAACGCACCTTTAACCCTCAAAAAACACAATGGACGTGCAGAGGCTTTATTAATATCAGAATTTTTTAGGAGAAAAAATGATAAGTAAATACACAATTGGAAGCAAAATCCATCAAGCGCTATGCAAATTGGAAAATCTTGCGATGGATTCTTTAACACTTAGGAAGTCCATAGACTTTAAAGAATCAACAAATATTTTTGATTTACACATTATTCAACCATTGGTTAACGACCGAATGATCTCAAGGGTTGACACAGTTTATAAAATAACTCCTGTTGGCATTTCTCGTTTAGACAACATGGGTAGATTTGTTAAGAAAAAACTTCAGAGAAAAGAAAAAGTTGTATGGACAACGTACACACACAAAGAAGTTGAAGCTGTTAGACCCCATGCAGATGACCACTTTAAATGGGCAAGCAGACGAGGTAATCAACTTTTTTACAGAGATGGGAGAGTAGCAAATGTCTAGAACTATCGATCCACACGATTCAATAGATTTTATTTATAAGAATGGTGCTGTTTTTGGAATTGCTAAGTCAGAGAGAGTTTATGCTGATGAGCTTAGGAAGACAATCAAGGCAGAGCTTATGGTAGAGGCTCTAGAAAAGGGCATGGAGGCTGTCAACGCACAAGAGAGGTACGCATATAGCCACCCACGCTACAAAGCTCACCTAGGAGCCATTAAAGAGGCTTATCAGGAAGAAGAAACGCTGAGGTGGCAATTGATTGCCGCACAAGCTCGTGTAGAGGTCTGGCGTAGTCAAGAGGCCAGTAACCGAGCAGTAGACAAGGCTACGGTGTAATATGGAAAATATAAGTGATGATTTGGGAGTTGTTCGTAGAGCAACACTTATTGATTTGCCTTATGTTATTTCTTTGTCCAAAAAAGAAAGTCACAGTTTAGGTTTTATTCCAAAAATGGCTTACGAATCAGCAATTACAGGTATTAAAACAGGTGATAGATGGAGTAATGTTTGCAACGACAAAATGTTTGTTATCGAATGTAATGGTGATTTAGTAGGCTTTTGTTTGGCAAGTTTTGGAATTCCTAATGCTATTAGTAAAAAAGGAAAAATAGCTCAAATTTGTTTACAAACAGACGCTAGAAAATTTTTGCGTGGCAGAAAGCTATTAGATGTTGTTGTTGATTATGGTAAAACGCAAGGTACATTTGCTTTTAGTGCAGGTTGTGCTGATGATTTGGAATCCAATTTGTTTTGGAATGCTATGGGATGGATAAAAATTGCTTCTAGGTTTGGAATTAGCCACAAAAATACTTGGAAGCAAACAAGCAAAAGACCTATAAATGTTTACAGATATGATCCCTCAGATTTTTTATTGGCACTAGCATGAACAACAACCTGTCAGCCAAGGAGAGGGCTTACATCGGACTGGTCAAGGAACTTCCCTGTTCAGTCTGTGATGCCCCTCCCCCTAGCTCTGCACACCATGTTAAGCAGTCGTGCCAGTACACAGTCGTGGCTCTCTGTTGGGACTGCCACCAAGGGCCAACTATGGGGTGGCATGGGCAAAAAAGGATGTGGGCTATCAAGAAGATGGAGATGATGGATGCCCTAAACATCACTGTAAAAAGGGTAATAACCCTACTGCAAGGTGGGGAATTAAAATAGGTGTTTGACAAGCATTAACTTTCTGTTAAGATTCGTATCACTGGATGTCCAGTTTTATTTGAAAAGGAAATTAACATGAACGCAAACGACCTCACCCTCTCCCCAGTAGACACACTTGGCGAATTACTCGCTCGCATTGCAGAACTCACAGCACAAGCAGATGCAATCAAAGACAGCATCAAAGATAAAGCATCCATGGGTGGTGCTAAGGTAGTTGAAGGTGCTCTGTTCAAAGCCACATACATTGAGTCCAATCGCAAGACCACAGACTGGAAAGCAATTGCAGAAATTTACAACATTCCTGACGAGGTGATCATTGACAACACCAAGGTCACAGCAGTGTTCTCAGTCAAAGTAACTTCACGTTAAAGGAAATACCATGACAAGAGCAATCATCAAATCAGCAATGGCAATCAGTGAGTTGGCTTACTCATTGGACAACATCTCTACTGATGACAAAAAGCAAATTGAAGACTACACCGATGCAGAAATATTGCATGAGGCCAAATATGTTTTAGGATTATTCACCGATCCAAATGAGTCACACTGGAATGCAGAAGACTTGCGTGGAGAAAATGGCGAATCTCAGCAAAAGTGGGCTAAGGCTGAAGTACGCAAACTCCAAGCATTCATCAAAAAATATAGTTAAATCAACTGCCCCTTCGGGGGCTACAAAGGAACAATTATGAAAGACTTAAACACAATTATCCACAACGAAGATGGCGTAAGAGTATCTATTGATGAGTTTGGTGAAAACGTATGGCTTGGTCTTCAAGCTCATAATGCTACTTTTAGCACTCAATTTACTCGTGACGAGGCAGAGCAGTTGTTGGCTGGCCTACAAGCCATCTTGGCAAAAGAGGTGACAGCATGAACGACATGAACAACTTGTTTAACGAAGTTGAGGCCGAATTGCTCAAGCAGTTCAAGGCCATCACACCAGAGCAGTTGGCGGAGGACGAGCGCCGTCGGCAAGTTAAGCGTGAGTACGAGGCACTGCACACCCCCATCGAGACCGACGAAGACCGAGCCAACACCGACGAGTATCCAGAGGAGTTTGATGATGAATAAACAGGAGATTGACGAGATGATGTTTACTCGTGACGAGGCAAAACAATTGTTGTTGGCCTTGCAAAAAGTTTTGACTAAAAAAAATGATTAACAGCTTTTACAACATTATTTCATGGGTGCTCATCCTGGCAGGGGTCATGGGCGTTTTTACAATGTCAGCCATAATTTTTTGGTTAATGTACGAGGAGATGAACAAATGAAAACAACAGACAAAGAATTTGAAATGCTTGACAGACACCTTTTAGGGTGGCGTAAAAGACACATTAATAATAGATTAGAGAAAGATGTGTATGATGTTGACAAGCTGTTCATTGAATCAGGGTGGTACAGCGAGGGTCAAATAAACAACTTATTAAAGAATCATAATGAAAGAAAAAATGATTCCAAATAGAGGATGTAAATCATGAAAATTGAACTAAAAAGACTTACAAACAATGATGATGGAAGCTGTAATGCAGACCTTTACATTGATCAAGAAGGAACTAACTTTATTGTTCGTTATGGAATAATTTCTGCCCTGAAAGATGCAATTGCAATTGCTAAAGAGGAGTACACGCCTGTGGACGAGCCAAAAACAACAAAACAATCTATGAAAGAAGAGATTGAGTCTATGCGTGAGATTCTTTATTACTACGACATAGAACTTAGACAAAAGAACGAACTCATCACAAGGTTACAGAAAGAGCCACTTTCCGAGGAGAGAGTCCATGCCTTATACAGGCATGAGATGGACTGGAGGAAGTTTGCGAGAGCAATAGAGCTTGAGCATGGTATTGAGCCTATCAAAGAGTCTGAGAAAGAGTTAGCAATAACTTTTCTAGATGAAGATGGGTATTATGACTAAAGACGAAGCATTACGCCTTGCATTGAAGGCGTTGGAAAGAAGTGTGGCGACTTGTCTTGACCCATATTCGCATGAGCAAGTAAAAAGCCGTCCCGAACACTTTATTAATCAAGCCATTACTGCACTGCGTCTTGCTATTGATGTGCAAAACATGGCATCTAAATCTACCTATAAAGAACAACTAGAAACAAAAGATGAACCTGTATCGTGTGCTGAATGTGGTGTTGGTGGTGGCTATGCCCTATATTGCGTTGCGTGTGCTGAAAAGTTTATTGCACAAACAGAAACAAAAGATAAGCCTGTGGCAACAGTCATATCTGAATCGGGGGCAAATGTAACACATTCTTGGTGGCATGAACCTGCATTGCCAATTGGCACAAAACTGTACACCATCCCACCACAACGCACATGGGTAGGACTAACACCCCAAGAAAGAGATGAAATACAAGAACAAGTGTATGGCGCAGTGCCACATCATGTAGCTTTTCATCACGCCATTGAAGCCAAACTAAAGGAGAAAAACACATGAACTATAAGAACAATCTAAATACACCAGATGAGTTGATTTTAACAATTACAGACATAGTTAACTTATTAAAAAATGGTAAATTAATAAGCCACAACTTAAACATATATTTTAATCCTAAGAAAAAGTTTACTGGTCTTGATGCAGAAGACAAAATTGAAATGATGAAAAAATTTAAAACATCTAATGCAATTAAACTGATTGAAATAGTAGAACTTAGACTCAAGGATAAGAACACATGATACAATTAACAAAAGATTAAGGGATGGCAAATGAGCAAACCAATGAGCGACTTCCAAAGGCAGTTTTTAGCTAAAGGGACTGGTCAGCAGTTATTCACTGAGCACGAGTTTAACGAAAAGTTAAGCCAAAAGATGGCAGAGATCATGGCAGTAGCTATTGATACTTCAAAGACAGCAGTAATGATTGAGCGTGAGGCTTGTGCAGAGAGGGTTCAAAGCTTGGCAGACTTAGAAGATGAAGGTGAGGTATGCACAGCCCTCAAGAATGCTGTAGAGGCCATAAGAAATCGCATACCTTCTCAGAGACAGTAAATAACATTTGTGGTATAATTTGGAGAACTAAAGATGACAAAAACATCGACTATTGAATCAATTAAGACTCCTTTAATAAAAAAATCCAAAATAATGGTTCCAACTCAAATTGTAGTTGACGCAAAGACTACTAAGGCACCAGTACCAAAAACTCCAAAAACAGAAGAGGTCAGCGATTTAGAGTGGATGAATTGGGTACAGTACGCCCAAGCAAGACTTCAGTTCCTCGAAAACAAACTCTCAGAAACAAGTACAAAGCTCGAAGAACTCAAAGAGACCAATAAATCATTACAAAAGAGATTGCTACAAGGATAATAATCATTTAAACTACATACTGCATAAGACTTTAGATAGGGAATGCAACAATGACCCAATATTATTGTTAGCATCCACTAATTTATCTGAAGTAGATTAACTTAGAGGTAATGTCATGACAGTAGGTCAGAAAACAGGTGGTAGACAGGTAGGAACGCCCAACAAGGCTACGCAAGAGGCTAGGCAGGCCATAGCTTCATTTGTGGATGGAAACGCTCATAGGCTCACTGAGTGGCTCGACAAGGTAGCTGATGGAGACCCAGAGTATGAGATCAAGCCCAATCCTGCCAAAGCCTTTGAACTCTTCCAGAGCGTAGTGGAGTATCACATTCCCAAACTAGCTCGTTTAGATCACACTGGTCAAGTGGATGGTCATATGACGATAGATGTCAAAGCCAAGGAAGTGGTGGCTGACTTGGTTAAGAACATCGAACTCAAGCGTCAGTTGAAAAATGCAGACTGACATTCTGGATGACATTCAAGAATACTTAGAGAACCCAGAACTTCAGGCAAACCTAAATCATTTATCCCTAGAGGAGCTTACAGCCTTCAAATGGCACATGAGTTGGTTAGCCAACGCCCATGACCATCAGATTGTCCCTTCAGGGGATTGGTGGAACATTTGGCTCCTATTAGCAGGTAGGGGGGCAGGGAAGACCAGAACAGCGTCAGAAACAATTGGAAGGTGGGCATGGGAGACTCCTAACTCTAGGTGGCTATGTGCAGGCCCTACCTCTAGTGACGTGAGGGGAACCATGTTTGAGGGGGACTCTGGACTCCTGAATGTTATCCCCCAAGAATTGATCAAAGACTACAACAAGAGCTTTCACGAGCTTTACCTGACCAATGGCTCCTTACTGAAGGGTATCCCTGCCTCAGAGCCTGAGCGTTTCAGGGGAGGCCAGTGGCATGGTGCTTGGTGCGATGAGTTAGCCGCATGGGACTACATCACAGACGCTTGGGATCAAATCCAGTTTGCAGTACGCCTAGGCGCCAAGACAAGGATAATCTGCACCACTACGCCTAGACCAAAGGACTTGATCGTGGACTTGGTAGGTAGGGATGGGGATGATGTGGTGGTGACCACAGCCTCGACCTACACTAACCTAGCTAACTTAGCACCCTCATTCAGAAAGCAGATCCTCCAATACGAAGGCACCAAATTAGGAAAACAAGAGATTTATGCTGAAATCCTAGATCCTGAGGACACTGGCATCATTAAGAGGTCTATGTTCAAGCTTTGGCCTTCTGGTAAAGCTTTCCCTAAGTTTGAGTACATTGTCCAAAGCTACGACTGTGCAACCTCAGAGAAGACTCAGAACGATGCCACTGCTTGTATAACCCTTGGAGTCTTTAAACCCACTGATGGCCCAATGAGTGCCATGGTGATCGACTGTTGGCAAGATAGACTCCAGTACCCTGATCTACGCCCCAAGGTCAAAGAAGAGTTCGAGGTGGTGTTTGGCGAGGGTAAGGACAAGAAGAGGGTGGACTTGATACTAGTGGAGGACAAGTCAGCAGGCATTCAGTTGATCCAAGACCTTCAGAGAGCACATTTGCCTGTTCGGGCTTATAACCCGGGTCGCATCGACAAAGTCCAAAGGCTCAATGTGGTCAGCCCTGTCATAGTTCATGGTCGAGTCTGGATACCTGAGAGTGGTAAGAACAAGGGCTTTGTCAAAGACTGGGCAGAAGGCATGGTCAGCCAAGTCTGCGCCTTCCCTGAGTCTGCTCACGATGATTATGTAGATGCCATGACCCAAGCTTTGAGGTTCCTAAGGGACACTGGATGGTTAGATGTTGATGGGCCAAGGCCAGATGACTACGATGAAGACGATTATGTGGACTCAGGAATGGCTAAGTCCAAAGGCAACCCCTATGCACAGTAAGGTAGACCAAAACCCAAACCCTAGTCATAATAGGTGTATTCCCACCCTACGAGGTCAGAATGGCTGATGCACTACTAAGCGGTGTCTTGCCCGCTATTTATTCCTTTGGCGATAGGGCTAAACGCCAACTCAAAGACCTTTTGTCTAATCCATCTGGAGTGGTGCAACAAGCTTCTGGTCAACTCATTGACAATCAAAAGCAAATTGCAGACTTGCATAACCAAGCTTTTGGTGATTCACGCAATCCACTCAAAATCACAAATAGACAAGCATTCAATGAATTGGCTGACAAAGCGACCAATTCCATGATGGACATGAATGCAGGTGTGATTAAGCCTAAAACAGCAAAGTCATTAGGTCTCCGTCCCTCGGAATTTGATGCTTATCAAAAGGCTTTTGAGCAAATTCAAGAGAGTGGTGGCATTCCTAGATCGATGAAAGAAGTTGCCAAGCTTACAGGTAAAGAAGAAGACATTGCTCGTTCTATGATGACAAACCCTGTTTTTAAGGCCAAGGGATTGGAGCAAATACCTGTTAGCTCAGTAGAAGAAGCATTGGCAAATAGAAATAGATATAGGGCAGAGCCTGCAAGAACCCCCGGCCCTAAAGCCTCTGAGAAAGAATGGGCTGAATGGGGTGCCAAGCATGGTGTCAATATGAGTGTCAGCCCTGATGTGCCACTTGGTATATCTGACTTGACTACGGGCAGAGAGGTGAAGATTCCCGGCGGTCTTGAGGGCACTTTTACCATACCTGATATGTTCAAGATCAAGGCAATGAATATTGATCCAAATTCTTTGCCCAAAGATGTGCATGATCAATTGATGAAGAAGTTCATTAGGACGCATAAGATTGAAAATCCAGATGAAGTGGATATGTTCAATAGGCTGAACTTTGCTCTATTGTCTCCAAATGCTCCATTGACTCCCAACGAGTTCTTAGCACAAAGAGCTAGACTTGTGAACATGGATGAGCTAAAGGCTTTAGCAGGTCGTGTTGGAGAGCCAAACTTATCTAAGACTGCTGATTTGCAATTGGGCACTGGAGCCGCAGGTCGTGGTGGTATGGGTGTTTCAGGTACAGCAGATTTAGGTAATCAGGCAGTATTGGCTAAGTTAATATTAGATAAACCTGAAATGTTTAAGCTTCAGCCTAATGAGACTATGAGGGATGTGACCACAAGGGTTATGAATCAGGTGCCGGGTCTTGGGCCAAAGACTGCATCTTTAGGTACACCATGGTTAGACCTCGAAAAGGCCAACACTTCTGCTGTTGACTTGCATATGATCAGAAACTCATATAAACAAATGTTGGATGATCCAGATGTGGGTGAGGCATTTAGGGGAAGAATGTCAGCACTTTTGGGTACTAAACCTACTACAAAAGCAATATTAGAAGCAGATCCTAATAAAGTAGAAGATGCCGCCATAAACGTAATTGGTGGCACACAAATGGGAAGAATGTATAGATTGAAGAGTGGTGAACTCAATGATATTCCTAGTGTTGCAACACCAGAAAAACTTGCTTATGAGCCTAAAACATTTCAAGATTTCAATCCTTTCTACAGCAAAGTAGTTGATTATGTTGATCAGTCAAGAGGTCAAAATCCAATATTAGAGTTGTTTCCTGAGCAATGGCGTAAATGGGATATGTATCGTGGGCGTATTGAACCCCATGAGTTTGCCCACCCAGACTTTAGAAAGCTTCCAAGGCAATCATGGTCTGAAATGGCTGATGCATTGCAAGCACATAAGAATGCAGGATACACACAAGCTAATTCTCCAGTAATGAAAAAAAGTGATTGGCGTGAGCTTTATTATGGAGGCCATTTGCCTTTGCCAATCTTAGGTGCAGAAGCAATTAGAGAAGCACAGCCTGAGCCTGAAATGAAACGTGGTGGAAGTGTGTCTATCAGTAGTAACCCTGACACCATGTTTATGGAACTGGCAGACAGGAAGTTAGCTAAAGGTGGTGCAGTCCTTAGCTTAGAGACCAATCTGCCTGCCTTACCTAAGACAGACTATCACTCAATAGACAAGTTAATGGCACACATATCTAAAGAACACAAAATACCACCACAAAAGCTACACGATGACTTTGTTGCAAAGCACCATATGACACCAGATACATGGATTAAAAGGAAATAATTATGGCTACTGAAATGCCTATTGAACAAGACTACCAACGCTTTGTGGATGGCGTGTCTGAGCCTGCAGAGGATGGTAGCGTCACTGTTGACCTTCCTGAGGATGGCGTGTCTGAGCCTGCAGAGGATGGTAGCGTCACTGTTGACCTACCTGAGGAAGAGATGGACATCGAGGAACTGCCTGATGGCTCTGCAATTATCACGACTGATGACTACCAAGGCCCTGAGGAGGACGAGGACTTCTACCAAAACTTGGCTGAGGAGTTTGATCCCTATGAGCTAAACCGTATTGCTATGCGTTATGTAGACCTCGTAGAGAACGACAAGCAGAGTCGTGAGGAGCGAGACAAACAGTACGAAGAAGGATTGAAGAGAACAGGGTTGGGTAAGGATGCCCCCGGAGGGGCTAACTTCCTCGGAGCTTCCAAGGTAGTCCATCCCATCATGGCTGAGGCTTGCGTAGACTTTGCCTCCAGAGCCATCAAGGAGATGTTCCCACCTGATGGCCCAACTAGAACAAAGATTATTGGTGATGTTGACAAGAAGAAAGTTGAAGTAGCAGAGCGTAAACGTGACTACATGAACTGGCAGTTAACAGAGCAAATCGAAGAGTTCAGGGACGAACAAGAGCAGTTACTGACCCAACTTCCTCTTGGTGGCTCACAGTACCTCAAAATGTGGTATGACGAAGGCAAAAAACGTCCCTGTACAGAGTTTGTGCCCATAGATAACATCTACCTACCCTATGCCTCAGGCAACTTCTACACTGCCCAAAGGGTGACTGAGGTCAATACCATTACCTCTTGGGAGTTCCAACGAAGGGTGGACTCAGGTCTCTACAGAGACATCAGTATGATCAGAGCGTCTGCAGAGCCTGAGATGAGCTACGCTGAAAAAGCAAACGCCAAGATCGAAGGTAAGAAATTTCAAGACAATGACGATGGAGTCAGGAACGTATTCCACATCTATACATGGCTAGAGATGGATGAAGACAGACGCACTAAGGGCGAGACTGCTCCTTACATCATGATGATTGATGAGTTAGACATGAAGTGCGTTGGCCTCTATCGGAATTGGGAAGAGGGCGATGAGACCATGACCAAGTTGGATTGGCTTATAGAGTTCAAGTTCATACCTTGGCGTGGAGCTTATGCGATTGGATTGCCTCATCTCATTGGGGGACTGTCTGCGGCTCTCACAGGATCGCTTCGTGCTCTCCTAGACTCTGCACATATCAACAATTCAGCAACAATGTTGAAGATCAAGGGTGCGAGGATGTCTGGTCAAACCCAACAAGTTGAGGTCACTCAGGTGGCTGAGATTGAGGGTGCCCCGGGCGTTGACGATGTACGCAAGATAGCCATGCCCATGCCTTTTAATCCTCCTAGCCCAGTGCTGATGGAGTTGTTGGGTTGGCTCACAAATGCGGCTAAAGGGGTGGTGTCCACCTCAGAAGAGAAGATTGCAGAAGCAGGCAACAATATGCCTGTAGGAACAGCCCAAGCCCTTATCGAACAAGGTGCTCACGTCTACTCAGCCATCCATGCCCGATTGCACGAGTCACAAGCTCGTGTCTTGAAAGTTTTGGGTAGGCTGAATAGATGGTATCTAGATGACCAAAGACGTGGTGAGATGGTCGTTGACTTGGACATCCATAGGGAAGACTTCAAGCGAAACACTGATGTTATACCAGTCTCTGATCCACATATTTTCTCTGAAACCCAGAGAATGGCTCAGACTCAGGCTGTGATGTCCATCATGGCTCAGTACCCACAAGCTTTTAACCAAAAGGCAGTGCTTGAGCGATTTTTGAAGCAGATGAAGATACCTCAGATCAATGAGTTAATGATCATGGAGCCTGTAGAGGACATGATTGATAGCTCACAAGAGAATGTCTTGATGATGACTGGTCAGCCTGCTAAAGCATATGACACCCAAGATCACCTTGCTCACATACAAAGTCACTTAGATTTCTATCAAAATCCAGTGTTTGGTGGTGCAAACCCATTGATCATGCCTTCTTTGATACAACCTATGGTCACTCATATACAACAACACTTTGGTATGTGGTATCAATCTAGGATGAATGAGTATGTTGAGAAGGCCATGAGGGGCAAGATGATTGACTACGACAACCCTGAGATTACTCCCAAGGCTGACAAACTGTATGCATTGGCCTCTCAGCACGTCCAACAAGACTCTGAGCAGACATTTGCCCACGTTATGCCCATTTTCCAACAGATGATGCAACAAATTCAGCAATTAAAACAGCAAGCACAGCCCCCAATGGACGCTGACGCTCAGGCTTTGGTGCAAACTTCTATGGCTGAGACACAGCGTAGGGCACAAAAAGACCAAGTTGACGCTCAAATGGCTCAAGCCAAGCTAGTTAATAGCCAACAATTGGAACAAGCCAAGCTAAAAGCTGATGCTGACAAGTTTATGGCTGAAAAACAGATGGATTTAGCTATAAATACTGAAGATAACCGCACCAAAGAGCGTATTGAATCTGCAAAATTGACCCATGAAGGGGGCAAATTGCAACACGAGCAGGTGAAAACTGCACTGGGACTTGAAAACCAAGCTCAGAACTTTCTAGGAGGACAAAATGTCTAGTGATGCAGAGCAAAAAGGCGAATTAGTTCGTCAACACAAGCGTATCGCTATGGGCGAAAAGCTTGATGGCACATCTTTAAAGGGCAAAGGCGATACAAAGCCAACTAAACCACAAGGAGGACTAGCACAAGCAAAGAAAAAATAAATGATCTCTATAACTCAAGTCATCAGCGTTACTAAGGCACGCCAAGCTGAAATAGCTTTTTCTCTTGGAGCAGGAAATGCTTCTACATGGGAAGCGTACCAACGTATGGTGGGTATTTATTTGGGGCACCAAGAAGTTTTGGATGCCATTAACAACTTGTTAGATCAAGAAGAGGAAAAAGAGAATGAGCGATAGCACCGTAGCTTCTAGCGAAGCTGAGATAAATTGGGCCTTTCCAGTTGTAGATCCGGGAGCGAAGCCATTAGGTGGAAGAATCTTAGTTCAACTCAGAAGAACTAAGACGAGAACGACTAGTGCAGGGATCATTTTGGTTTCAGAGACCAAAGAGACTGAAAAGTGGCAAAACATGGTAGCTAAGGTCATTGAGATTGGCCCTCTAGCATTCAAAAACCGAGACACTATGCAAGGTTGGCCTGAAGGCTCATGGTGTGAGGTTGGAGACTACATCCGTGTCCCAAAATGGGGTGGTGACAGGTGGGAAGTTGAAGTTGAGGGTGAAAAAGACGAGGATAAAGCCTTGTTCATGATCCTAAACGACCACGAAGTCATAGCCAAAGTCACTTGTGATCCACTAGCAATGAGGGCGTTCATATGAGCACAGAAACAACAGAAAAGTTAGACATTAACGTAAAAGAAAAGGTTGATGGTTCAGCATTGGTCGATCTTCCTGAGGATTTAATGCCTGAGGAAGAAGAACAAAAGGCTGAGGGTGGTTCAGTTCCTGATGATGGTGGAGAAGACCATCCAGATGACACCCAAGCCATTCGTGATGCTAGACGAGCAAAGCGTAGGTACAAGAAAGAGATAGCCAAAGCCACTTCTAGCGAGAAGGAAGCCCAACTGAACCTTCTTAGAAGACAAAACGAGGCTCTTATGGGGCGTCTAGCAGTTGTGGAGCACAAAACCCACAGTGCAGACTTAGCTCGTATAGACAAGGCTATTGAAGACCAAGAGCTTAGATTGCAGTATGCCAAGATGAAGATGTCTGAGGCCATGCAAGTAAGTGATGGTGATGCTTTTAACAAAGCACAAGAGATGTGGGACGAGACTAGGACAGCTATTAGAGACTTAAAAGGCTTTAAAGATGCTCAGGTCAGACCACGTCAAACTAACAATATTCCTGATCCAAAGGTTCAGAAGCACGCATCTGACTGGATGGAGAGGAATTCTTGGTACAACCCCAATGGGACTGATACCGATTCAAGAATCGCCAAAGTAATTGACGAAGACCTCGTCAAAGAGGGTTGGAATCCTTCTGATTCCGAATATTGGGATGAGTTAGATAATCGCTTGTCAAAGCGTATCAACCCTAGATACAATGACGATATGGACGGTAAACCGTTTGTTAAGAGACCAAGGAGTGTGCAGACTGGCACTGGACGTGAGACTGTTTATGGTTCTTCTAACCGAACTCAAATCACGCTAAGACCCGAACAGGTTCGAGCGATGAAAGATGCAGGTTTCTGGGATGATCCTCAGAAGAGAGCCAAGATGATCAAGCGATATGCCCAAGAAGCTAGAAATAACACTTAACTAAGGAATCAAACAAATGGAATCACGTTTAAAAAAATCTTTAACTGCAGGTGGTCGTGAAAGTCGTGCTAGTCAGGATACCACTAGATTACCTCCAGAAGAGAAGTTCATGAGCGCACAAGAGCGTCGCAAGATGTGGAGTGAGGAATGGACACAGAGTGCTTTACCCAAAGTACCTGAGATGCCGGGGTGGCATCTGTGTTGGCTGTCAACTACCAACAGCTACGATAGCATTGATAAGCGTATGAGATTAGGTTATATCCCTGTGAAAGCAGACGAGATGCCTCATTTTGAGAATTACAAAGTCAAAGCAGGAGAGCACATTGGTTTTATTGCCTGTAATGAAATGATCTTGTATAAACTTCCTATGGACATTTATCAAGACGTGATGTTACAGATGCACCATGAGGCACCCAATGAGGAGGCTGAGAAGATCAGAGTCCAAGTTGAGCAACTTCAAGGAACAGACAGTTCAGGCAGAAGTCTTACTGACATTGAAGGCGATGGTCTAAAGCAGTTAAGCCGAAAAAATGTTCCCAATCCCATATTTCATGGGTGAGGATTTTTAACAAGGAGTTATTATGTCATCAACTAACGCTCCATTTGGTTTACGTCCTGCGTTCCACCCCTCTGGTCTGGATCGTGCTCAGGCGTTAGCCAATGGAGTTCCACCCCTCTGGTCTGGATCGTGCTCAGGCGTTAGCCAATGGAATTACGTCTGGTTATTCTTCAAATATCTTGAAGGGTCAGCCAGTAAAATACAGTGCATCAGCAGGTGTCATCGTAGTCGCATCAGCAGGAGCCGCATGGTCTGGGGCTTTCGCAGGTGTCGAGTGGACTGATTCTACTGGTCGTAGGCGTGTAAGTAACTATTGGCCTGCCAGTACTACTTTCCTCACAGGTTCATGTGTGGCCTATTTCTACAACGATAACAATATCGTTTATGAAATTCAGTCAGATGCAACCATCGCTCAAACCTCTATTGGTATTGAGTACAACTTCTCCAATACAACTGCAGGTTCTACTACTACTGGCTTGTCTGCTTGCACCTTAGGTGTATCGACAGCAATTGGTAGTGGATCACAAGGTGATATGAGAGTTGTTGATATAGCCCCCTATCCAGATAATGCATGGGGTGATTCATATGTAGTGCTTAGAGTAGTGAATGCTTATTCACAATTCTTTGGTAACTTCACTTCAGTAGCATAAGGAGGACTGAACCATGGCCGCACCAATGCGAAGTACGGACTTTAGATCCATCGTTGAACCCATTTTGAATGAGTGCTTTGATGGCGTTTATGACCTCCGAGAAGATGAATGGTCTCGTGTTTTCCGTGAACAAGAGGGCATTCCTAGAAACTACCACGAAGAGCCAGTCCTTTATGGATTTGGAGCCGCACCCCAACTGCCTGATGGAACACCAGTGTCCTATCAGCAAGGTGGTGTACTCTTCCTCCAACGCTATGTATACAATGTGTATGGCCTCGCCTTCGCATTGACCAAAGTGTTGGTTGAAGACGGTGACCATATTCGTATCGGTCAAGTGTATGCTCGACATCTCGCTCAGTCATTGATTGAGACTAAAGAAACTCTCTGTGCAAATATTTTGAACAGAGCATTCAATAGTTCTTATGTTGGTGGTGATGGCGTATCGTTGATCAACACTGCTCACCCAATCGTGAGTGGATCGTTCAGCAACCAATTGGCTACATCAGCTAATTTGTCTCAGACATCTCTTGAACAGATGTTGATTCAGATTCGCCAAGCTGTGGACAACAATGGTAAGAAGATTCGTTTGGTTCCACGACAACTTGTAGTGGCCCCCGGCAATATCTTCCAAGCTGAAGTACTGTTGAAATCTGTGTTGCGTACTGGTACAGCAAACAATGACTTGAATCCTATTAAGTCTATTGGCTTGCTTGACGAGGGTGCCGCAGTTATCTCCAGATTGACTTCTGCCACTGCATGGTGGGTACAGACTGACGCTCCTGAGGGCATGAAGCTCTTAATGCGTAGACGTTTGGAGAAGACAATGGAAGGTGACTTCGAAACGGACAGCATGAGATATAAAGCCACCGAGCGTTATATCCCCGGCTTTACCGATCCTCGTGCCCTTTACGGTACAGCAGGCGTTTAAGCCTAGAAAGGGAGGGGGTCAAACCTCTCCCTATTTTTTTATTAACTTGTCAAGCTTTTCAAGGAGAAGACAAAATGCCTCAATTTTCAGATGATCTATTCTTAGGCCCTGCCCAAACTTACATGGGTACGGGTATTCGCCCCTACACAACCACATTTACTGGCTCAATGTCTACTACGACATTGACCGTGACTGCATTGTTGCAAGGCGCACCAATTGTCATTGGTATGTATGTTGACGGTACTAGCGTGACCGACGGTACATACATTACTGCTTTTGGCACAGGAACTGGTGGTACTGGTACCTATACCATTAACCAATCAGTAACTGCATCAAGCACCACAATGATTGCTCATGGCAACATTGCATTTGATGATCCATCTCCAATGGATTTAGGTATTGGCCCATTGGGTCGTATCTATGTTTGGGATGTGGCGCCTCAAGCAGCAGTGACTAACAACATTGCTGCGTCGCAGACAACAACAACCGCTGGTCAAGCGGTCACACTAACAGCAGGCACTTCAGTTAAATCTGTTGTACGCCAAGACGGTACAACTGTATTGCAGTTAGATTTACCTCGTGCTGTCAAAGTAAATTCTTCAACAACTGCTCGTGCATTCACCGTCACTGGTTATGACTATTATGGTCAACCTATGAGTGAATTGATCACTGTAGTAACCGCAGCAACTGCTGTCACTGGTTTGAAAGCGTTCTTCCAAATCTCTGGTATCACAATATCAGGTTCTGCAACTGCTGTTGTAGTCGGTACAAGTGATGTGCTTGGTTTGCCAGTTCGTGTGTTTAACGTAGCATACATTGCAAGCGTTAAGTCAAACAACACATTGGCGCAAGACGCAGGCACTTTTGTTGCAGCAGACACTGCTACAGCAACCACAGGTACTGGTGATGTTCGTGGGACTTATGTACCAGCGACTGCATCAAACGGTATTGTTCGCACAGTGATGGGTATATTGTGCCCAGGTATTGCAGTTGGCCCTAACGCTACTCGTGTTGGTGCTCTTGGTGTCAACCAAAACTTAGTATCCTAATAGGAGGCCAAAATGGGACAATTTAAACCAATGGTGAAGATGGAGACCACTGAGCCTTCAGTTGAACTGAAGCTCAAAAAAGGTGGTCATGTTTCCATGAAGAAAAAGTCTGAGCATGGTCACAAGATGATGGATGGTGGTATGGCAGGGCCAATGATGGCTCGTGGAATGCCTCCTGCTATGATGGCTATGGCTCCTAAAAAGCCTCCAATGGCTATAAGACGTAGGGCTATGACAGCCATGCCTACTGCTATGCCTACACCTGTGATGAAAAAAGGTGGAGAAATGGAGTCACCAAAAGAGCACAAAGCTGAAATGAAAGAAATGGGCAAGATTGAGAAAGAACTCAAGCACCATGAATCCATGAAGGCTAGTAAAGCTCATAAGGGTCTCAAGTCAGGTGGACAAGCATCAGGTGAGATGATTGATGCTGATGAAACCAAAACTACCATGAAAGGCAATTTAAAGCCTTACGAAAAAACTAAAATGGATACTTCCAAGAAAGACAGTGCTCATGGCACTGGTTCTGTTAAGAAAGGCAATGGAGGTGGTTACAAGAAGGGTGGATCTATTAACTCAGAGACTTCTTCTGGTGATTACGACACAACTTTGGTTCATCAAGCCAAGCCTGACAATGCTAATGGTACTGGTGGCGTAAGAATGTCCAACGCAGGTGGTTTTAAAAAGGGTGGAAAAGCCAAATATGCCATAAGTGGTAACGTAAACAAGTACGCTGTTGACAATGTTGTTGGAACTCCTAAGGGCGTGACCAATACAACAACTGGTGCTGTTAAAGAGTCAAATGGTGGTGGTTACAAGAAAGGTGGTGCATTAAAAAAGCACTTCGCCACGGGGGGCAGTGTTAATCGCACTGGTCATGCCGTGGCAATGCCACAAGGACAAAAGCCTGCATCTAAGCCAGTTCACATAAACCAATTATCTGGCACCTTTAAAAAGGGTGGTAAGGTCATGAAGTTTAGTGGTGAAGAAGGCAGTGCTGTTTCAAAGCCTCCAGTAAATGACTTATCTAAAGGTGCTTTTGACAAGACACTCCAAGGTGTATACAACGAAGATATGGATACTGCTAAGTACATTAGAAGTATTCCTTCAAAGATATACCAAGGAGCTAAAAATCTGATGGGTATGAATGAAGCCAAGCCTGCAGGCAGTGTTACCAAGAGTAAAGAATCGGTAACTGTAACACCTGCTAAAAAGCGTGGTGGTAGTATTAAGTGTTAAGCAAGGTGGGGGCTTAGGCTCCCACTCTTCATTGGAGATAATTATGGCAATTACAGCCACATCGCAAACAATATTTGATGGCGAGAGAATCGCTATTATGAAATTTTATGCAACAATGACTGCGACCGAAAATGAGTCTGCTGTTGTAAAAGTTAACCCTGCAAATTTAACTGCATCTAATGCAGGTGGTGCTTGTGATGCTGTAAGCATTCTTAAAGTAACTGCATTAACGCATGGACTTGAGGTTCAGATGAATTGGGTTGCAACAGCACCTGTAGTCATTGAGACTATTCCACAAAATAATGCGTACACGCAAGATTATTCAAGTTTTGGTGGATTAACAAACAATTCAGGATCAGGAAAAACTGGATCTATTTCTTTTACTACTTTAGATGGTGGTGCAGGAGATTCGTATACAGTCATTCTTGAAATGCAAAAACATTACGTCAATCCTATGGGCTAATCATGCCAAGCAAATCACCTGCTCAACATAAACTGATGGAAATATCTGCCCACACCAAGGGTGGATATGGTGGCGTACCACAAAAGGTAGGCAAAGAATTTGTTAAGGCTGATGAGGGTAAGAAGTTTGCCAAAGGTGGACTTTATGCCAATATTCATGCAAAACAAGAACGTATAGCCCATGGTTCTGGTGAACATATGCGTAAAACAGGATCTAAAGGTGCTCCAACTGCAGATGCTTTTAAGCAATCAGCTAAAACTGCAAAACATAAGGGGGGTGGAAAAGTCTGCCCTTGTTGGTAATGGCAAAGAATCCTTCATTAGCAATAGGTCGTGGCGAGAAACTTCCTGTAAGCAAGGGAGCAGGTTTAACAGCCAAAGGTAGGGCTAAGTACAACAGAGAGACTGGAAGCCATTTAAAAGCTCCACAACCTCAGGGTGGTGCTAGGAAAGATTCGTTTTGTGCAAGGATGTCAGGGGTAGTTGCTCACGCAAAGGGAGATGCTCCAAGAGCAAAAGCATCACTCAAGCGTTGGAACTGTTCTGGTTGGTAAGGAAAACAAATGGCATACTCAGGTACAACAGGTCAAACAGTTGTCAGCGTACAGACAGTTATTGATCACGCTGTGCGTAGGTGTGGGAAGTTAGCTGAGGAGATTACGTCTGAACAGCAGATAGCCGCACGAGAGAACCTGTACTTTCTTCTGTCCAACATGATGAACAGAGGTATTCAGTACTTTGCTGTTACTAAGTTAGTCCTTGGATTAAATGCCAATCAATATATGTACAACTTGCCTGCAGGGGCAAATGATGTATTGAATGTTCTCTACAGAACAATGGCTAGACCTAATGGAAACTACACCTCTAGTGCAGGTGGTTCAGTTGCAAACATCTATGATGGCAATGTAGACACTTATGCACAGCAATCTTCAGCAAATGGTAACTTTACAGTAGTCTATGGAACTAATGACCCACAATATATTGGCTCTATTGGTTTCATGCCTTACATTTCTGGTGGTGGTAGTGCAACTTGGAACTATACGCTACAGAGTTCAAGTGATGGAACAACATGGACTACGCTATACACTGGTACTAATGTCGCTGTGACTGATTTGCAGTGGGTGTGGCAAGACATAGACCCCGGGGCCAACGTAGCTTACTACCGTATGCAAGCCACTGGAGGGACTACCTTAGCTCTTCGTGAGCTTTATTTTGGCAACAACAGTCGTGAAATCACGATGTCTAGGCTAAATAGGGACGATTACACCAATTTACCTAATAAAAACTTTACTGCTAATCAGCCATTTCAATTTTACTTTGAGAGAAACATTCCATATCCTACTTTGGCTCTATGGCCTGTGCCAAATACCTATTTTGTACAGATGACTGTATGGTATTCAGCCTATATTCAAGATGTTGGATCACTTTCTGGTCAATTAGCTATACCTCAGAGATGGTATGAAGCAGTTATTTTTATGTTAGCCCATAGGATGAGTTTGGAATTGCCAACAATTGACCCAACACGCATACCTTATTTAGAAAAAATGGCTGATAAATTCCTCTACGATGTTGAGCAAGAAGAGAGGGATAAAAGCCCTGAGTACTTCAGCCCAAACATTTCAGTTTATACGAGGTAAAAAGTATTACTATGACTACTACCTCAGTATATTGGATCAAAGCACCTCATCACTCTGATATGTTTTCAGAGGGGTATATTGGTGTGTCCAAAAATGCTGAGAATCGTTGGAAGTATGGGCATCATTGGGCATTCAAGCAAGGCAAGCACGATAACCCAATATTAGTCAATGCTGTCAATAAGTATGGTTGGGATAACTTGGTCAAGCAAGTTGTTTTAATTGCAGATGAAGATTACTGTTACGACATTGAGAGCAAGTTGCGTCCTTCTGAGAGTATTGGTTGGAACATCAATGTAGGTGGCACAAAACCTCCTGTTACCAAACCTAGAGGGGTAGACTACGTTAGCCCATTAAAAGGCGTACCAAGACCCACACCTTGGCTTGTTGGCAAATCTAAGCCTATGCCAGAAAACTTTGGCAGTCTTGGTGGCAAAGCAGGCAAGGGTCGCAAACAAACGCCTGAGCAGATCGCCAAGCGTGTTGCATCTCGTAGGGCTACATTACTAGCGCAAGGGAGAACTGTGTAATGGGAATCTTCTTAGACACTCTTGGCAACGCAACATTATCTATTGCAATTTGCGACAGGTGCAAGATGAAGCGTGCTCATTCGGTGATGAGGAGCGACCCAAACTTTCCCGGACTTCGTGTGTGTGACCAAGGCTGTGCAGATAATATGGATCCCTACAGGTTAGCCGCACGCCCTACAGAGAGAATAACCATACGCTTTCCTCGTCCAGATGATAGTATTGCAGTTGTTCCAGATGCAATTGAGACCACAGGAACTACCCAGTATGACTTGTCTCCAGAACAAAATACTCAGACCCCACAACAAAATGGTAACTTGGACACTTTGAGTCCATCAGCAGGACAATGACATGGCAAATGTAACCATCACGCAATTACCAACAGCAAGTGCTCTAACAGGCACTGAGGCAGTTCCAGTCGTTCAAAATGGGGTAACTGTACAGACAACCACAGGAGCTATCCAAGCTACTTCTAACCTGTCTACTTACCCCTTCTTGATGACTCAAGCTACAGGTGCTTTGGGTTCATCTAGATACATCACCACAGGTGCAGGAATGACCACTGTAGATGGTGGTGCAGGCTCTACTTTTGCTATTAACTTGGTTGGTGCTCCTTTGGCCTTGGTGACCTCTGGAACAGGTTTCCAAGTTAAGACAGGCAGTACCACATTGATTAACAGATCAGTTGCTGTATCTGGCTCAGGGCTTTCTATATCTAATGGCAGTGGTATTAGTGGTGACCCTACAATTAGTTTGTCAGGGATTATGGCTAATTTTGCCTCAGTTTCAGGCACAGGACTGTTAACTGTAAGTGGGACTGTTGTTAGTCAAACAACCATTACAGGTACTGCCAATTCAATTACTATTACCAATGGTAATGCCTCTGGTGGTGCTCCAACAATTGCAATTGCTGACAACCCTGTTTTAACAGGTACTTCAGGATTGACTATCCCTGCAGGCACAACTGCTCAAAGATCAGGCTCTAATGGTACTTTAAGGTATAACACCTCAACAGGTACCTTTGAGGGTTATGCTAATGGAGCTTGGGGCGCAATAGTAACAGGTTCTGGCGTAACTTCTATTGCAACTGGAACTGGTTTAACTGGTGGCCCAATCACATCTATAGGTACTATTTCTTTAGCCAATACTGCTGTAACGGCTGGTGCTTATACCAATGCAAACATCACTGTTGATGCTCAAGGTAGGATTACTTTAGCTGCGAATGGAAGCGCTGGGGGGGTAACAACGTTTCAAACATCACTGAGTGGGTTAACACCTTCAACTGCATCTACTGGAGCCATTACTTTGGCTGGTACTTTGGGTGGTTCAAGTGGTGGAACAGGAGTTAATAATGGTTCTAGCACAATCACTATAGCAGGTAACTTGACCCATTCAGGTGCTTTTACGCAAAGTTTTACGGCTACAGCTAACACTGCGGTAACATTACCAACAAGTGGAACTTTAATTTCAAGCGTAACCGCTTTGTCAGGTGCAGTTACAGGAACGCCATCAAGCACAACTTATTTGCGTGGAGATGGTACTTGGGCAACTATAAGCACAAGTTCAGGAACGGTTACTTCAGTATCGTTTACAGGTGGAATAATATCGGTGGCAACGGCTACCACAACCCCTGCTTTGACAGTCGCTGGTACTTCAGGTGGTATTGTTTATTTCAGTTCAGCAAGCACATGGGCATCTAGCGCAGTATTAACTGCGAATGCCATTATGATTGGAGGGGGTGCAGGTGTTGCTCCAAGCACCATAACAACTGGAACTGGTGTTGTTACTGCTTTAGGCGTGAATACAGGCTCTACAGGAGCTTTTGTAGTCAATGGTGGGGCATTGGGTACACCAAGCTCTGGAACCGTTACAAACCTTACTGGAACCGCCTCTATCAACATCAACGGCACTGTAGGCGCAACAACTGCAAATACAGGAGCGTTCACAACGGTATCAGCAACTGGTGTAATAACATCCACTTTGGCAACTGGTACTGCACCGTTCACGGTAGCTAGTACGACTCAGGTGGCTAACTTGAATTCTGCAACTTCTGGAACTGCAACAAATGCAACCAATGTGGGATTGTCTGCAGGTACTGGGGCAACAAATTACTTGACATTTAGTGCATCTGCTACAGGTAATCAACCTCTTACAACAAACACATTATTGACTTACAATTACACAAATAATGCGCTCACAGCAGGCATCAACGGAGGAACATTCTAATGGCACAGTCAGGCTATACACCAATCATAACGTACAACAGTGGCACGACCACAAATGTACCTTTAGCGGCTAATTTAGCATCGGGTGAGTTAGCAATTAACTACGCTGATGGCAAATTGTTCTATAAGGATAGTGGTGGAGTTGTACAAACTATTGCATCAAAAGCAGGCAACATAAATGTTTCATCATTTAGTGCAGGAACAACTGGTTTAACCCCTAACACAGCAACAACTGGAGCAGTAACGCTTGCTGGAACATTAGCTATTGCAAATGGTGGCACAGGACAGACAACAGCATCTGCGGCTTTTAATGCTTTGTCTCCTATCACCACAACAGGTGATTTGATTCTTGGTAATGGAACTAATAGCGCAACAAGATTGGCAATAGGTGCTAACACATACATTCTGACATCGAATGGAACTACAGCTTCTTGGGTAGCTCCTACTGCTGGCGTTTCTTTATCCGCCAACAATACTTGGACGGGCACACAAACATTTAACGGTACGTCAAGCATATTTGGTACGGTGTTGCTCGACTCTGCTGAAACTGTCAATGTGGTAGCTTCTGCCCCATCTTCAACAACTAATTACTATGTTCAAAGCGGATCAGTTCAGTATTACACATCTAATGCAGCGAACAACTGGACGCTTAATATTGCGTTTTCTAGCGGAACGTCATTAAATACGGCATTGACTACAGGCCAATCAGTCACGTTTACTTTAGTCACAACTCAAAGCACTACGGCTTATTACAACAGCGCAGTCACAATAGATGGAACATCAGTCACGCCTAAGTGGATTGGTGGTGCGCCTACTGCGGGTAATGCGTCAGGATTTGATGTTTATAGGTTTGCCGTTATCAAGACTGCAAGTGCAACATATTCTGTTTTAGCTTCATTAACACAGTACAAATAATCATGCCATTACAAGAAACATCAGGTAATTCAACGCAAGACGCTTATGGTGGCGGTGCTGCAGCGGTTGTTAATTACATCGAGGATGTGTTTAGCACTTACCTTTACACTGGTACAGGTGCAGCACAGACAATTACTAATGGTATTGATCTAGCTGGTAGCGGTGGGATGTTATGGTTGAAATCTAGGAGCAATGCTTATTCTGCGTGGATTACAGATAGCGCAAGGGGCGTAAGTAAAGGTTTAGCTCCTTCACGCACATCAGCACAAACAACAGATGCTAGTGCGGTAACGGGATACACCGCTACTGGATTTACTTTAGGAACTGATGGCGGGGGTTCTAGTAATACAACAGGGTCAACACAAGTCTCATGGACATTCAGAAAACAAACTAAGTTTTTTGATGTTGTGACGTACACGGGGGATGGGGCTAACAGAACAATATCACATAATCTTGGTTCTGTTCCTGGTTGTATTATTATTAAAAAATATGCTGGTTCTACATCTAATTGGGGTGTTTATCATACTTCTGTAGGTAATGGAACTTGTTTGTTTTTAGATGACACAGGAACAGGCGTAACAA